GTCAGTCTTCCAAAAGGCGAGCCGCAGGGTTCGTCGTCGCGCTACCGCCCTGAAAGTACCCGACAACACTGGATACCGACCGGTGCTCTGTCAGCTGCATGATCGCTGCCAGTGCCACCCCTTGGCGGCTGGCTTCGGTCACGAACCCTGACCGCAGGCTGTGTCCGCCAAAATCCCCCTCTAGCCCAGCCAAGCGCGCCCGCCGCTGCACGATTTCGCCGACCGCCGCGGGGGACAGGGCAGGGCCGACGCGCTGCTTCCACAGCCGTCGGAAAATCGCCCCTCGGTGATCCCGGTCGCCGCGCTTGACCGCGGCCCGCGCGGCGCGGCTGAGCACGGTGCGGATCGCCGGCTGCTCGCAGGGATTGGGAGCTTGCTTTAGCCGGTGCGCCGTGGACAGCACGGCAACACGATGGCGCACGGTGGCCAAGGTCCACGAACCGGGCTTGGCTTTCAGGCCGGCGGCCACCAAGGCCTGGTCGACGGCCATATCGACATTTACATCGCCCTGACAAACATAAGATGCGTCATGCGAAGTAACTTATTGATTTAGACGGATTTGTTGCCCAAACACTACTCTAGGATCGATGCACGAAGCAAGTGGCCGCAGTACGGACACGGCCCGGGATGATCACCTCTGGGGGGCGCGCCAACCAACGATCGCGGCGCGACGCCTCCTAAGCTCATTCACTTCGAAAGAGCTTCCTACGACGCGCTCTATTTGCCAGCCAGATCGCCCAGCCTGTAAACGAACAGGCCCAGACGGCGATGACCAAGGCGATGACCATGATCGACCGATCAGTTTCGTTCATTAGGGAGTACTCCGCAGCTGCGCCCGGTGCAGATCACATGGTATCTGACGCTGCCCAGGTTGAGTGCGGGCGCTATGGCTGCATTCGAAAATATTCAAGAACAGCCTCAGCTTGATCCCCGATTTGGGGTGAATCTTCAGTGGTGATCAAGGGTAGAAACATCTGCAATGCATCAACTAAGGCGCAAAAATCTCTGCTCTCGATCAGCGCCCACCCAGAATGTCTGCCGTGACACCCAGAATCTCTGCTTCAGCGCGGCAGAAATGTCTGTCAACGAACATCGATACGGTGGTGCGGGTCAAACTCAATCATGCCGCGATCTCATCCTTGGCCGGGGACTGAGGACGCAGGCAAGAGCCGAGCCAGAGGCCCAGCCATTGCCACGCCGAGGACACGAACGCGGCCACAGCCCGATACAGCATTTCGCATAATGTATATTATGTTCGTGGCATCTGGGCCAGACTGGCACGGAACTTGCCTCGACCCCTGGCCCTGCTGTGGCATGGAGCCTGATTGTGCGTGATCGCAACCTAACCGGCCCTTGGGCCGGTTTTTCGTTTAAGGCTGGCCGACTGGTCACACCCGAAGGCCGTGAGCTCGAACCGCAGGATCTGGCTTGGCTCTCCCTGCTGGCGGCACAGGCGCAGGAATGGCGTCGGATGATGGAGATTGCCCGAGGCGGTCAGAAGCGGCCGTTTGGACGTGCGGGCATCGTTGACCTGGCTGAGGTTGCTCATCGGCGCGCAAAGCGGTCTTCCGGGGTGGCCGCTGGTCCCGACGCCGACCCGGTTGCAGGTGTCCTGCCGGTGCCGGGGCCGAGGCCTCGCCAGCGCGTGTGAGGCGCTTCCGTAGGGGCGCTGCCCCTACACCCCGTAGAATGGCCTCCGGATTGCTTGGGGGTGCCATAGATGGCGAGTTCGACGGGATTGGTATGGAAAGTGGCGCTCGGCGTGTTCTTGGGCGGCAGCGCATTGCTCTTGGCAACGTGCGGTGTCCTGGGAGTTGCTGGACACGCAGCGATGAAACAACAAGAGCGTGCCGGTGAGGCCCTCGCGAGGCAGCTGTATCCAGAAGTCCCCTTGGCCGAAGTGCGCAACAAGCGTGAGGCCGCAGAGCGAGCAGCAAGGCCCAAGGAACTTGCGCCGGGTCACCGCTGCATCAACGGACAGACATTCCGGCGCGTGGAAAATGGATGGGTGCAGGTTTCTTCATCCTGCACCCCGTGACGCGTCACGCAAATCAGAAGCTGGCCGGGTAAGGCGGCGTCTCAGGGAACGTGCCCATCGGGCGTTTCCCGACCTCAACGAGCGAGTGCGGAGAAGGCTCATGGGAAGCTGGGGCCCCGGACTGAGCGACGACTCGGGCTGGATCCTCCCGCGCCGGTTCGCTCTCCTGTCGGGGCGCTCGATACGGGTTGTAGGCCGGTCCATCGCGTGCGATCGCCACGCATACCGGTATCGAAATCTTTGCCTTGGTGCCCTGCTCCGTTACGCACGTGCAGGTGGTGTCCTGCTCAGTGGTGCCGGAGGCCATGCAGTACAGCTCGGGCTGCGATTGCACGGTGCGCTCATCGAAGGCAGGGGCGGACCACGGCTGGAACTCTACCCGTGGTTTGTGCTTCTCCACGTACTCTTCGCGGGTGAGGGGCCGGGCCGCCGCCGTGCCCGCGCCCAAGGGCGCCAGGGCACCGACGGCCGGCAAAACCCCGGCCCCCTGCTCTTCTTTCTTGCTGGATTCGGGCGAGGGTTTGACGATGAAGAACCAGACCATCCACACGCCAAATATCAGGGCCAAAGTCATCGACAGGCCCTGCCAAACGCGCTTGGGCACCTTGAACTTGTGACTTGCCGTATGCAGCGTGGCGCTGCGATAGCGCTCATAGAGCGCCTTGGGGTAAGCCCATATCTCTTCTTCGGCCTTATCGCGCACCCGCTCATCGTAAGGATCGGCCTGCACACGGGACCACGTAAGAACGCCAGCGCGCTGCATGCCGAACGTGCGATTCATGTGGGTGTGCGAGCCGATCAGGCTGCGTACCTGGTGGTGGATCTTGCTGGGCCACTGGGTGACGAACACCAGATCAAAGCCGCGATGCCGGTGCGTGGACATCGAGCGGATGCGTGGGTCTTCCGACTCACCCGGCTTGCCGGTGGACGGGAACAGCCTGCCATAGCGCTCCAGCCCCTGAGTATTGCCATCAGAATGGGCTTCGTCGTACAGCACAAAGGAGCCATCGGGAAGCTGGGTCCAGTCGTTGTGTTCTGGCAGCTTTTCGAGCCATGGGAAGGCGTTCGGGTTCTCTTCGGCCGTAGCCCCGGCGATATTGGTAAAGAAGCGCCGCGGCGGTGCGCTACCGTCCTTCACCTGCTGCTGGTTCTGCTCGTAGAACTCCTGCGCCATCGACATGGCGCGCAGTGTTTTGCCATTGCCGGGTTGCCCGGAAATCAGATACATCATTTGGACGCTGCCTTCTGTACGGCGACCTTGCCTGCGTCGATCACGACCCGCGTAACGATGGCAGAGCCGATGAGGGTGATTGCCTCCCCTGCCCCGGCCATCAGCATGACGTTAGCCAGATCGGCGGCAATGCCAGACCACTTCTGAGTGATGAGGTTGAGGGCACCTTTGACCAGTGGCAGCAGCGCTGCACCAGTAGCGAGGCCAAGCCCCGCGCCAGTGAGGACGCGGGCCAGAGAGTTGCCCAGGAGTTGAACGAGGAACGCAGCTAACCACGGCATTATTTGCGCACTCCCGAAACGATATAGGCCGCTGCGATACCAGCACATGCGATCACAAGACCCCTGATCATCAGTGCGAAATCGCAGAGCGGTTTGAACTCGAAATTGATGCTGGTGCCGAAGCCACCCACGGCCACTGATACAACTTTTGCCGAGGGGCAGGAGCCATTGCCTAGGCCGCTAGACCACTGGCCGAGGTAGCTGCTTGGGATGGGCGGATCCATGTAGGGCATCGGCACGTCGCCGGGATACGTAGGGTTCTCAGGGAGGCTGGGATTCTCTCCGCCATCACCATCTCCATCTCCATCCCCATCCCCATCGCCGTCGCCATCCCCGCCACCACCTCCGTCCCCGCCGCCGTCTCCACCACCGGAGCCACCGTCACCACCCCCATCGCCACCGCCATCACTGCCGCCGCCGTCTCCACCACCGTCGCCGCCCCCTGTTTCGCTACCACCGCCGCCACCATCGTCCCCTCCGTCTCCCGCAGGAGTCGGTGCGGGTGCGTCAGATTCCTTGCATGTACCCCCGGTGGGTGAGTAGCTGAAACCAGCCGCACCCGCCGCATCGAGGGCACTGGAGTACATGCAGCCTTTGTGGCAAACGTTGACAGACGCAGCAGTACTGCCACCCTCCCAACCAAACTCCTCAGGGCGTGCGCTGCACTTGGTTTTCCATGCGCGCTTGCTTGACGAAGTTCGCCCAGTCGATGCTGTCGAGCGCCTGATAAAACCTACATACGCATTGCCCTCAGGCTCGATCATGGGAATCCAGACTATGCCGCCAGCGGCGTTCGATACTTGCGCCTGCTCGGAAGCCGCTGCCCATGCCGCAGCATATGCTTCGCCCTCATCATCACACTCAGCATATGAAATGCCTCTGGTGGCAGGGCAATCAGAAGCCTTTGTGGAGGCTGAGAGGAAGTAAGCCAGTGCGATCACTAGTGCCAGGGCGATCCTAGACATCTAGTCACCAAACGCAATGTAGAGCGCCGCACTGCCGACGCAGAGAACGAATAGACCGAGCATCACGAATCCCCGATAGAAAGGGGCCGGATTGCCCGGCCCCGGTGTTACTGCGATCAACCGAAGATCGCGCCCTTGATCCACTTGAAGCCGACCGAGATTGCGGCCGGTGCCAGCTTGGCCGCACCGATCAGGCCGATGGTTGCCGAGAGACCGGCCAGAATCTCGAGAGCCTCAGATGCACTCAACATGTTGTTTCCCCTTGTTAGGTAGTTAAGAACGGATGGTTCTGCCTAGTTGCTTGTATGCCCAGGCTACGGCGAAACACACTGCGACCATGGACAACAATCCCGACACCTCGGCAGTGGTAAGTGCGGGAATATCGGTGCGCGGCACGAATCCAGCCTGCTCACAGGTGCCGGTCTGCTCGTTGAATTGCAGGCACTCGTAGACGTACCGCGCCATGACTTAGGCCTGCGCTGCCGGGCGCGATGCAGCCTTCTGCAGCGGGCGCAGCACGGTGAACTTGCTCAGGGTTGCAACGCCCTTGTTGACCTGCAGCATGGCCGGAACATCCAACTCGTACTCGCCCGCCTGATAGCCGGGCTGGCCCTTGTCCAGGCGCACATCGAACGGATAGGCGAAGCCATCCGCCTCCAGCTTGCCGCGCTGCTTGCGGGTGGTGAATTCAACGTTCTCGTTGCGGTCGTTGGTGAAGCTGCCGCCACGCTCGTTGATCTGCGAATCCAGTACGGTGACCTTGATCATTTCGTTACCCCTTGGAGGTTGGTTGTACGGCCGCGATTTCGGGCCAGTGCGCTGCTGTGTCACCTGTGACCCACTTCGGCAGCGATGGCGAAGTGCAGGATTCGATGACCGACCGGAGTGACTGATCGTCCGGGCAGTTCTTGGAAATGAAGTTCAGTGCCGCGCCGTACTGGCGGCGGATGTGGCGACGAACGCTCTTCCACGTCGCCTCAACGGCGGCTTTCGTGATCTCGATGCGCGTAGCCACGCAGCGCAGAAAGCACAGGACCGGATAGGCGCCGAGCAGGTACGAAGCCGGATCACGCAGAACGTCGAGCGGCAGTTCCTTGCGGTTGGATGCACGGAACTGGGCCTCATAGCGCACCCACGGCGACGTCTTATCGCCCTGCTCCCTGCCCTTCTCGTAGACGCGCAGCTGCTTCTCCGACTTCTTGCCGCCCACGTAGAGGGTCTTGCCGTCACCGCTGTCGTAGTCGTGAACCAGCTGTGCCTTGGGACGCTGACCACGGTTGTCGAACTCGCCCTGGGCGTACCACTTCTGTGCCAGACGCAAGGGGTAGTTGCCCACGAGATCATCGGCGCACACGTCAACACGGGTGATTCTGCCGCCGCAGCTTTCGAGCTTCGCTCGAAGCTCCAGCCACCGCTGCGCATGGCCGCAGCGCGCTGCTGCTACTGCCCTACATCCATCGCCGGTCAACTCAATTCGGGCGGTATAGGTGCCATCAGCACGACGGCAGTTTTCGCCGCCCAGTTCGATCATGCCGACGAACTTCTTGGCCGCGTCGATGATCTTGATTCGCCACGTGTAGAAGCGGCCGCCACCCACGGTTTCATCCAGTTCAAGGCCCAGCCCGGCGAAGAACCAGCAGAACACCTGCAGGGCCGCGATGCGGGCGTTGTCCGGGGAGAACTCGATCCACTGGCGGACCTCTTCAAAGCTGTCGCCATCACGGAACGCGAGTTCGTCCAGCGCTGCGCGCAGATCGATGGAAGCGGAGAACCAGTCAATGCCGACCGTCAGGGTTCCCTCGGGGTTCCTGAATTCACTGACTCCCCTGTTAGACGAGGGGAGTCCCGGCCCGGCCAGCGCCGCGCGATCACCGGCCATTGCAACCACCCTTCCGGCGCAGAACGAACACCAGCGACCAATACAGCCCCGTGAGCAACACGCCGCCAACCACATAGACGACCAGCGGATCGCGCAAGAAATCAGCCATGGGCCGTCTCCTGCTGCTCAGCGAAGCGGGCAGCCGCCAGCAAGTCGCCACGCTTGGTGGCGGCAATCTCAGCCTTTGCGAGTGCGATGACCTGGGCTTCGCGGGACTGCTGCGAGGCGGTGTAATCACGCCGATCCAGCAGCCACGAAACGAGCTTTGCGCAGCCGATGGATACGGCCACGATGGCCCCCAGCAGCACGAAGGTAATGAGCGGATCGATCATCCCTGTTCCCCTGCCCCAAGCCCCAAGGCAACCCGCCAGCGGCCTTGGGGTGCCGGTGGCGGGGTGTTTAGCCACGCCAAACACGGGGGCATGTATAGTCCCGCTATACACCCCTGTCAAGGATTGCTAACCATGGATACCGCCAACGATCTGCTTGACAAAGTGAAGGCCGCTTGCAACTTCCCGTCCGACAACGTTTTGGCGCAGAAGATCGGGCTTACGCGAGCGATGGTCAGTTCGTGGCGACATGGGCGCCATCCGATCCCCGATGAGCGAATTGCGCAGATGTGTGCCTTGGCAAAGCTCGATGGACCCACGTGGATTGCCATGCTCCACGCCGAACGTGCGCAGACTGCGACCGAACGTGCTTTGTGGCGTCTCATGCTGGACAGGCTGAGCGCGGCGGCTGCGGTCGTCGCGCTGGTAGCGCTGTCGTTGCCGAGCCTCGGAAACGCAAAAACCGCCCAAAATAAGGCGGTTAGCGAGGGTCTACTGACCCATTCTGTATATTATGTTCAAAGCATCCCCGGGGACGCTGGCGTACCGTTCGCCTCAATCCCCTCGCGGCCTGGCAGCTACGGCTTCCTCCATCGTCCGATCAGGGTCTTATGCATGCCCCAGGCGATCCAGCCGCAGACCAAGCCGCCCCCCCGCGACAATGATCTCTTCCTCTTCAAAGGCGGCTCCATTCAGTCCTTGATAGGTCACGAAAGCCAACGCTCTCAATGACAGCAAGGCAAACAAAGCTGTAGGCGCCCAAAGCAGGACCTTCATCGTTCTCCCGCCTCCAATTGCATCGGCCGGTCACTTGCCCTGACAGGAACGTGATTTCCGCCCGGCGTGACGCGTCACGTTAATGGTCTATGGCAGTCCGCTGCCGCAGGCCCTCTATCTCAACCTGGCGCCCCTTTCTGCA